GTTATTGCGGGCGGAACCATCTATATAAATATGTAACATATAAAAATCTCCTTAATTTTTATTTTATAATATATTATATCATAAATACTTATAATTTTCAAATAGACAAAAAAATAGGGAGTTTAACGGCTTTAGCCGTTATAACTCCCTATCTAATGAATACTCTTTAACAGACATTATTACTGTAGCCAGTCTTTAGAACAGAATCCAGTATAATCTCCATATTTAACATAATACCAATCGCCAGTATAATATCCATAACAAGTGACTTTTTTGCCCTTTGGAATAACTGTGATTACTGTTTTTGAGGTACTAGCCCCTGTCCGTAAGTTTAGATTTGCTGTTGTTGTATATGTTTTTGCAATGCTTTTACTAAAAGAACGTGCATAATCAACTTTTACATTTGTATTTGTTGCTGCTGATGTTACAGTTTTTGAGCCGCCACCCAATAGTTCATTTACTTTATCTTGAACTGTGCGGTAATTATATCCTGCGGCTTCAAGTTTTTTCTTGCGTTCATCGCCATTACCCCATTTACCGTCGATAACCTCTTTAGCAATTTGTTCTATTGTTTTAGTGGTTGTCGATATTGTTGGTTTTGTAGCTGTGGTATATAATTCAGTTAATTTTGCTTTTGATTTTGGACCATATATACCATCTTCAATCAATCCATTTGCCTTTTGGAACTTCTTTAATGCTTTTAAAGTTTTTGCTCCAAAACTACCATCTGCACCAGCAGTCCCGCAAGAATAACCGCATTTAATTAACATAGTTTGCATCTATTTAACAGCTGAACCTATTGATCCTTTAGATAACTAAGAAGATTGATTAGAAGGCTCAATAGTAGCACCGCCCGTATATCTAAGGATACAATTCCAAGGATAATTTCTATATGATCTGATTTTGATCTCTTGACCAGTCTGATCTCCAGGTTGCCCGCCTGTTGCTTTTCCTTTTTCATTAATAGAAGCTTCACACTCTTGTCCATTTCCAATATAGATTGCAGTATGATGTACATGGTTTAATAAAACGTCGCCGCGTTGCATACCAGAACCATTGCTAAGATTTACAGATTTAGTTACATCCTTAAATCCACATTTTAAAAATACATTATACATGTTACCAGTATATGTAGCACCATTAGTCTTTACTGGAACTCCAGCTTGTTGCCAAGAGGTAATTACTAAACTAGAGCAATCATAGTCTCCACGTTCATTCCATCTATATGCTTGGTCATAACCATGACTGTTATCATTAGCTACATTAATTATAAATTGAGTAGCTTTTTCAATAATTTCTTGTACTTTTGACACTTTTTTCTCAGCCTCCTTTTCTTTTGGAGTCTAACCTCTATAAGTCATTAATTTCGACTTAAATTCATCCCATGTCCATGAGGTTTTTAATTTATTATTTTTAACATATGGATTAGGACAAGTTTTAGCATTGACGTCATAATGTCTAATAACATGATTAATATCAATATTATATTCATCCATTAATTTACTTACTAAATAAACTAATGACTACTGAGTTTCTGTTGTAAAATACCATTTATCACTATCTGCGCTTGGAGATTTCTAATTAGAATCGGTATAACAGACACTATTTTCAATACCAATACTATTATAGTTGGTACAAATTTGATAATATGGATGAGGGCCGCTTCCCTGGAGTCCACCTCCGCAATGTAAAACAACTGCGGTTTTAGGATCAGCAGCTTTATAAATTGTACCATCACGTTTAATATTATAATGCCCGCCATAACCGCCGCCATAAAGATTAGGATTATCTGCATTTGGAACTCCTAAATAATGAATTACAATCCATTCAATAGGATTATTACCTCTTGAAGCACGTACTTGACTACGATTAACTGCTGTAATATCAATAATTTCTTTTTCTTTTTTAATAGATGGAGTAATTCCATATTTAGCTTTTAAAGCATCTGGAATGTAATTAGACGCTTCAACTTTCGATAAATCATCGTATTTAGTTAAGTTATTTTCATTAACAATCTTCATTACATTAGTAGGATAGGTAGGACCAGTCGCGTAACCGCGGCTACCGACTTCTTTAATTAATCTTGCAGGATCTTTAATGTCAACAACTTCTCTTCCATATTTTGGCTTACCATTGTAACCATAATTACTTGCATATAATAAAAATAAAATGAAGTCACAGAAACTTTGTTCAATATCATCAAAGATTCTAAATTCATCACTGATAATAGTTGGAGTATTATTATAGACTTCAGGAGTCTTTTTACTGAATTTTTTACCAGGCCATACAGATTTATCATACCATGATTTGGTAAGTAATTCTGCTTTTTGACCTACCATATTATTATATTTTAATAGATATTTAATCTCTGGATTATCCCAATAGGCTGGTATGCCAAAGCCATTCTATAAGCAAGATTGGGCAATCAAAACAGAAGGTAAATATCCATATCGCTTACATGCTTTTTGGGCTGCGCCCGCAACAGCATCAATCCATTCTTGTTTTGATGAAAAACTTTCTTTCATAATTAATCTCTCCGTTAGAATAAAATAAGGGGCATTATTCATGCCCCCTTGCTTTTGTTTAGTCCTTTGGCTTTGGTTTGTCGTAAGTCATAGCTAATTTACTATCAGTTACACCAGCTGTTGTAGGATCGTTAAGTGCGTTCCATACAGAGACAGCAATAAGACCAAGAACATATGGGTTACTAATTGCCTTAAGTAAAAGATCGCCAAGGGCTTGCCATGAGGTTAAGTCTTGGAAGGTAAGACCTGCGTAGGCAAGGATTGGAGTCAGAATTGCAAGAAGTAATTGAGCAATAAATACTGGATTCTTAAATCTTACTTTTAAATTCATTCTTCTACCTCCATAAAAATAAAATAAAAAATTCCTTAGAGAACTCTTTAGTGTCCTCTAAGGAATATAAAAAATAGAACAATATAATTAATCAATTTTGTCCTTAAATATTATTTTTTCTTTGCATAATTGCGGCAATCATATCTTCATATGCAACTGGCCTGCAATCATGAGCATCACAATTTACATTGTACATCATATCATATTCACAAAATGGATTTGGTGAGTGTGTATGTCCATGAATAGAATATGTTTTACTACTATCAAAATTACCAGACAATAGAGGATAATGTGTAAGAAGAAGAGTTTTCTTTCCGTCTTTTAGTCTATAACCAAACTGAATATCATCAAAATTGGACAGATTGCGAAAAGCGTCAATGCGGTTTGAGCTATCATGATTTCCAATCGCCAGTCTAATCTTCCCATTAAGCTGTTTGACCAGTTTGATCCCAGCATCCAGATCTCCCATCATAACATCACCAAGATGATATACAATATCATCATATTTTACAACCTCATTCCATCTTTCGATAATTGCATTATTCATATCCCATACTGAATCAAAACCACGAGCTTTCCAAACAAACTCTTTATCATGATTCAGATGGGTATCTGAAATCAGCCAAATATTTGACATTATAACATCTCTCCTTTGTAAGTTAATTTATCTTCTTTGCTGTTATAGCGATAGATTCTATAAAATCCCTCTTCAAGAGAAGGCTCAATGAACTGCTCATTCATGCGGCGGATGACGCTTCTTGGTACATAAGTACGGGTCCCGCGTCGCTTTTCATTTCTTTCAAGGCAAGTCTGAATATCTTCATCGATCCAGATAAGATTTGCATGATCATAACCTTTAACATGCTGAAGCAACCATTTTCTTGATTTTGGAGTCAAAGAAGTCTGGTCAACAAAAACATTTTTGCCAGCCGCAAGGGCTTCATTAATCTGTTTCCAAAAAATTGCAAGTACCTCGTTTTCATGAGAAAAATAATCTTCTTCAGGTTTAACAATAGAAAATCTAATAGCATCACGAGAAATTATTACAGAAGTATCTTTTTTTATTCTATTTTTAAGAAAAGTAGACTTACCAGCTCCAGGGATTCCAGACATTAAAAATAAATCTGCCACAATTAAATAACTCCTTTCTGTTTTAATTCTCCTCTAAAAATTCTATAAGGTTCTTTTCTATTGCCTTTTTCATCAAAATTTCCATATTTCATTTCAAGTTGGAAATCTTCATAATTATAATCACTATACATTGGACGAATTTCTACATGGTTCCAAACTTTCCCGCAATGAATACAATATAACTTTTTTAAATGCCCTGCTTCACGATAATGTCCAGCTTTTCTTGCTATTGGCAGACCTTCTTTCCCACAGTTACAGCAATACATTTTTGAAATTGCAAAATCATTACATCTCCCCATAATAATACACATCCTTTCTTTTATTTATTTCTTTATATATATTATAACAAAAAATAAAAGAAAAAACAAGGTGGTAATTTTCTTACCACCTTGTGTAATTTATATTACTGATGATATTTCAGAAGGAACTCGTTCGACACCGCCTTGAACGACTTAGAGCCATCCTTAGAACGAAGTACGACGCCCTCTCTCATATCATGGTCACAAACCGATTCGCCAGTTGCATATGCAAGCAGTTCATCGACAGTATCAGGCAGAATGAAATTAGTATCAAGCACAGGTACACACGGGATACCCATATGTCCCTCAAGAAGATCTTTCATTCTTTCGGTTCCCCAACGGCCTTCCTTAGAAGTAATAAAGTTGAACGCCATGAAACAATGTCCATCATTATGATAATCTCTCTTCTGGACACCAGCGCCATAGGTTTCACCCTGAATAGTAATCCACTCGCAATCCTGGAAATGATTATGTAGAAGGTCAGTCATCTTATTGAAAATATCATATTTCTCTGCCATTTCAGTATAGACATTGGTATCGTAGAAGCAAGTCTTGTCAGGCTTATCAAATACTACGTTACGAGAGCATATATAAAATTCATCTTTATGGAAACCTTTTCCACGCCTCATGGTAAAGGTGGTAGAGGTGCCGTCGATCTTTTCAGTCACAATCCACGGTTCTTTATCCTGAAGAATCCAGGACATATTCTGAACGCGCTCTTCGTCTGTTTTCACCACCCAAGCGGGCCACCCAGTTTTCTTATCGCGTTTCCGCCCAAAGAAAACAAAGAGCAGTTTTCTGCCCCAAGCTCTTTTCATAAGCCATCTGAAAGGCTGATGAGAAAACAGCTTACCGTTACGCTGAGCCATTTTCTTATACTTATCAACAGAGTTTGCCTTACGAGTATTATCCTCTGCAACATAGTAAGTTACACCAAGTTGTTTAGTAAGGAAACGAGATTCTTCATCTACTCTATGATAATTACCATTATTATCAACAATAGCGTAATTACCACCCTCTACAATATGCCAACCAAAATTTGCGGCAGACATAAGAAGTCCCTGAGAAATAAAATTTCCTTTCCCACCAAAAGTATAACGCTGAGTTTTTACTTTATATTTTTTCTTTTCCATAAAAGAAAAAGCTGAATTAGATGGATCAAGATATGAATCTATCTCAAAATAAATTGCGGGATCTCCAGCTTTAAATTCATTTTTACGAACCATAACATGCCAACCGCCAACAATAGCACACTCACAATTATCAGACCCTAGAATTGGTTCAATCGCGTCAATATTTACTACATAGGCCAATTCCCTAGTATTAGTTTTCGGATTTAACATCTTTTCGCACCTCTTTCAAATTTTTTCCATAATATTGAACAATATTTCTTCGTATGGTTTCTTTACTTACATTAAAATATGCGGCCATTTCTGGTAAACTTTTTTCTTGTTTTAATAATTGATGTAATTGATCCTTGTCAATATAAATTTTCATTGAATTACTTGTTTTTAATTTACTTCCACGAATTTCAGTAGGAGTCATATTAAATAGCTCTTGACATTTATTATAAAAAGTTTTTCGACTAAAAGAATATTTTTTACATATATCTTCAATCGACATAAAATTTTTTATATCTTGTTCTAAAGATTTTTTGTCAACGATAATGGTATTTTTTTGTCTTGCTAATTCAATCATTTGTTGATGCCGAGCGGGAGGAATTGAATGTTTACCTTTATTATGTTCAGAAATTTTTTGAGATGTTATTGCTTTATGTGGATTGTTAGTCCAAGTGTCTCCGCCGCCACCTCCAGTTGTTATATTATATCCATAATCACGATTAGTGGTATTATAATAAGCAATCCAATATTTTTCTCTATCATCTAATTGTTCATCTGGCACTTCTTCAATTTGTTCTATAATAAAATTATTATATCCATATTTATTCATAGCATCATATAAACACCTATTTACATGTCTTTTTGCTAATTTTAAATGATTTTGGAATCTTTCTTTAATAGTTTTTTTAGTTTGTCCAATATATAATTTTTGATTAGACAAATTTATAATTTTATAAATATATCCCATACATTTATACCTCCTGTATTTTCTTTATAATATATAAAAAATACAGACTCTGAGTTAATGTACTTTGTCCAAAAATTTTGAATTTTTTGTTCGTTCATCAATGATATAATCCCAATTCTCAAGGAGATAAGGACATACATCATATTCGTTTAAATTTTCATCATAAGCACATACATTTTTCTCAAAAGCATTTCCATATGGGCATTTATGACTTTTTTTACAATGTTTCATGTCTTTATCTCCTTTCTTATATTATTATTATATCAAATTTTTATTTATAAATCAAATCGAGATTATCAAAGTTAGTATTTTCATGAATTTTTATTAAAGAATTATATAAATTATAATGTCCACAAAAATACTTATATACATCAAGAAAACAATCATTAAATAACATTAACATTTGTTTTCCTTGATATTCGGGATATACCCGAAGGGAATGAAAATGTCCAAATGCCCATAATTTATAATTTAAATTATACTCAATGCCACCAAGCCACCGTTCAGTGGTTTTATCAACAGTAGACTGATCCACAACAGATAAAAATAAATCAGTAGGCTCATAAATAATAGGGCAGGTAT